TTTCGTACCCTACGACCAAAGTCTTCTGACAAGCCAGCAGTGTGGGTCGCCATAATAATCTTTTTGTCAGGGTATTTACCTAGGAAGTATGCCGGAAAGAGGTAGGACGAAAATTCTGATTTGCCCATACGTGGTGCAATGTTTATGATTACGCGCTTTTTCTTCCCCGCAATGACGTCCTCGAAGATTTTAGCTAGCTTGCGGTGGTGGGGCCCCACTTTGAAACCCGGATACACGTACTTGGCAAACTCAATTGGGTCGTCTTGTGCTTTTTTTAGCTGGGCACGGCGTTCTTTTTCGTTTAATTCTTCTAGGAAAGCCGCTTTTTCCACAGTCGTCATATCTTTTAGTGCCATTCTGGCAGCCATTGCTTCTTCTGGGCTTAGACTTTCTGTTTTCATTCGTCGCGGGGCTCAGCTTTGATGACTTTCACTATTCCCACGTCCTCAATGTCTTCTTCTTTAATCTCAGTTACCTCAACCACGCCCATGTACTTCTCAAGTTTCTTTTTAATTTGTTTTTCCAACTCTTCATCACTTAGTTCAGTCTTCTTAACTTCAACTCTGTCCGTAAACAGGGCAACTTCTGTGACTTTTCCCAACAATTCCAACGCCTTTAAGCGTATTCTTGCATCTGGGTGGTCGGTTTCTTTAACAATCTTGGCTACGCTCATGCTTCGTAGCTCTTGTGCTTGCTCTACAAACTTCCATTGATAGGCAGTCACCATGGAAACGGCAGACTTTACTTCTTCTGGGAGCTCAAGCTCTAGGAATCTTTCTTTTGTATCAGGGCTTTGCGTGATTAGCGCACCGAATGCTTCGCCTACACGTTGTTCTTGGGCGCGGTCTAGTACCTCGTCGTCATCTTCGGTAATAGATTTGAGCCAGTCGGCAGTGTTTACCTGCGCATCTATGGTTTCTTTTACAGATAGGTCTTTTACAGGGACGAACAAATCCCCGTCCGGTAGTGTTTCCGGAGCGAAGTCAGCGGCTGCAGCTGAAACTAAATGATCTAAGATCAAATAAAACCCTTTCTGTTGCGCGGGGGAATCCGCGATTTTGTGTATTTTATTACACATTTTCTTTTTTTACAATTATCGGGGCTTAACTTTACAATCCGCAGCCAAAACTTTACAATTCTTCTTACCGGTGGTTTTACTTCTCCTTTCGTTGTGCCATCGGTTACGTGAGTTGTGCCCCCGGACTTAAACGCCCGGGGGTTTTTTTTTTATTTGGTTTTGAAAAGTTCTTTAACAGAAGAGATGTAGTGGTTTAACCAAAACTCATTCCCTTGCTTTACCGCCTCTAGTACGTTCTGTACTTGTTGATACGCTTTGTCCCACTCTTTGAATAGTTCGTTCATTTTATTTCCTTTAGGTTAGTGCGGTTCCCTTATGGAGCCTTTGGGTCCATTTTAATTTGTTTTATGGTGCAGTGCAACATTGTTACTAGACAGTTTTTGGTATGTATAGTAATTGCAGTTTTGTAGACATGTTTGGGGGATATGCGCAGATTTGTTGACATTTTGTATACGTCGTTGAGTTTATGCGCTCTTTGGTTGACTCATAAATAAAGCTTTAACCCCTATATGGACTCATTTATGAGTCATTACTTTTTCTTACAAACTTTCCCGTTCGGGAATATTTTTTTACTTTTGCACACTTTTTTATCAATTCTTCCCGTTCGGGAAACTTTTTTATACCTATAGGTTGGAATTGTTTTGTTGTTTTGATACCTATAGGCACTACTGGGAAACTTTTTTATAACAATCTTATGTAGGTTTATCCTTTTTACATAACTTTTACCTCATGTCATATGTTTGCACGGCTTTATTTTTTGTAATCATAAGGTTACAGCGTTTTTTCTGGGAGGTCTTGTCCGAAATTTGCTAAGAATTTTTATAATGTTTTTGTCTAAGATTTGACATAGACCCTTGGATTTTTTTACAAAATTTTGACATTTTTTGGTTTGCGCCTGCGAAACAATGATCTAGTGCCGAGCGGGGCATGGTCGAAACTTGGGGGGATGGGGGATGGGTGGGGTCAAAGGAATGGCTCAAAGCTACTACGGATAGTAGCCATATGGTATAATAGAGTTGTGCTTGGTAGTAACGGCACATACTTAATTAACTACACAAACGAAGGAGCAATACCATGAAACAAGTTACTAACTATCTCAATGCAGTAGAGCAACACATTGAATCAGGTTTTAATCTCGGTGATGCCATGCAGAAGTTTGCACCTGTATTTAACGCTATGAAGGTCGAGGCACAGCTAGAAGTACGGAGCAACATAGCAAGGCTCATCAGTATCAAGAAGAAGGTAGCCACGATTGAGATTACCAAAGGTTCTTACACAGGCTCGCTAGGCTTTGAGTCTAAAAAGAATGGTGGTACAGATGCGAGTGAATGTGCAAGGGCTATGCTCAAATACTATATGCCAAGCCAAGTGGAGAAAACCTCCACGAAACCAAAGGCAGCCAAGAAGCCTGACCCAGTTGCTAAGTTACTTACACAATTCAAAGCTCTCACAGTTGCACAACGCAAAGCATTTTTGACAAAGATCGCCAAGTAATGCGGAAGGGCGAGGCTTCTTCGCAGTTAAGTATTCTGTCAATTCACAACACACTAAGGAGTAATACCATGCTAAACCAATCTAAACGCAATCCCGTAGGCTTCGTAGTTGCATACAAAAAAGACGGCTTCATCATGGAGTTCAAACGCAACGCTAAAGATCAAGTCCAAACCTATGCCCATATGAAGCCCGCTATCAATGCCGTTAAGAAGCTAAGGGCTGGGGATCAACTAGGTGGCGAATGGGTCGCTATGACCACGATAAGACTCGCAGAGATACATAGAAAGGAATGGGAATCGGCGAGTGTTTAGATGTCATTGGTCGGGCTGTTGTTATATACAGTAGTCCGACAAAATCACCTAGTTTTGCAGTTGTGGAATACAAGCGGTCGACCGCTAACCCTTATGCTATATATGTCCTGTCCACTTCAGTCCACTATGTATATATATAATTAAAGATAAAGATATTTATATATATAGGCTTATATAAGTGGACATTCTTTGACCTTGTCCTTTGTCTTGGTGTTTATCTTTTCCTGTTTTTTAATGGACATTGGGACACGACACGAGCAAAGCGTTATAGTATATGGGTTAGCGGGCGTCCCTCATGCACACCGACTTTAAAAAAACCAAGGACACAAGTGGACAAAACTAGGAATAAGTAGGACAAAGTGGAGAAAACCTCCACAAGAAAGGATAAATATGCGACACACACCCTACACCAAGATTTCAAAAAACAAGTTACACAACTTACTCACGAAGCGAGGACTACCTGATACAACCATCAACCAAATCAAAGAACAAGTAGCACTACGCAAGAAACAGATAAACCAAACCCGAGTGGAAAACCGCATACGCTATAAAAGATGGGCTGAGATGATTAAACCACTCACCCGAGAGATCAACATAGTCAAAGCGAACATCACCTACCACGCTAAGACAAACCCACAGACCGCCACCTTTTATCAGGACTACCTTGAAACCTTACTCGACACCCGAGCGCTACTAACCAAGCACAAGCTAACCCGAGAAGCGACACCTATTAACCACGATAAAACAAAGCGGAACTGGGTGGACTATGTGAACAAAGCAGAGAAGGAGGAACTGATGGCAAGGTACGAAAGCCTACCCTATTACACAAAGGCAAAGCGAAAGACTATCTTCCCAACACCACGCACAAGAGAATCACTCAAGCAAACTACACAAACAACTTACACAACAGGAGGAACACCATGAAGACAATGATTCTAAATAAACAGACAGGCAGAGAAGTACAAGAGAATCAGTGGGTTACACGCAAGGACTACAAAGGCTTTTACAGTAGGTTTGAGATACTAGAACTATACGATGACGAAACGGCAAGGGTGCGGTATTTAACTGGGGATGACGGGTATCTCTACACCACGCAGACCTTCCACAGACTAGGTTTAAAACAGGTGATGCTATGAGATGGTTCGACTTAGACTGGGTATTCCGCTTGGCTATCGTTATCGGTAGCCTTTATTTTCTTGTGCATTTGATTGTTTATATAGGGAGGTGAGCATGATTGCGAACAGGGTGCAGTTCTTCAAGATAGCAGGGTTGATGTTAGAGGTGTTACAAAACCCAAGCATACACGCAACAGAGAGCTATATTCACAAGGTGCTAGATGTAGTAGACGAGGTGGATGAAGTGAACGAGATCGTAGGGTATCTAAACAATGCCTTCTTTCAATATCAGATAGACGCAACAACAAGGGAGAAACTAAATGGGGTATAGGGTTAAGTTCAACACCACTATTGAGTGGGAAGTAAACGATGAAGACATGGATAGCTTTGACGAGTGTGCTACACCCGAAGCCTTTATTAAATACCAAGAGTACCTACTCAAACCAGCGCAAAGCCTTGGAGATTTCGTAGCCAATGCAGTAGTCAAGCGTGGTGATTGGGCATACGAAACAGATGATGCAGTAGAAGATATGGGAGAGTGGCATGGGGTATAGATCAGAGGTAGCGTATGTAGTTAAGTTCAAAGATGGCGAGGACAGGGAAGCGTTTATCAATATGTTGATAGTCGCAAAGAATGAGCACACTACTCAGGCTCTCAAAGAACTTAGCAAACTAGAAGATGACAAACTATTCTTCCACGCCACAGATGTTAAATGGTATGACTCATACCCTGATGTCAAGGCGCACACCGAAATCTACCTACAAGCAGTCGAGTTATTCGAGGGTGCAGGGTATCGCTATGTAAGAATCGGAGAAGAACTTGAAGACCTAGAGATCGAGGAAGACGGGGACTATGACGACCTATGGGATTACACAAGTGTAGAAAGACGGATAGATGTGTGCGTAGATACAAACCAAATTAAACCAATCCTAACTGAAGAAGGAGAACTAGCATGAAGAACTTTATGGGTAGATGTATTGATAAGGAAAGCATTGACGAGTATGTCATGCACGAAGTGTATGCAGATGGTGATGACGGGGTGAACTATGTGCTAAATGTAGTAGCCAAAGACCCAATGAACGCAATCGAGATAGCCAAGTTCGTTAAGCAAGACGAAGGCTGGAGGGTAAAGGAGGTAACACAATGACCACATTCACATTACAAGACTTAACACCACAACCCGAAGAACCAATACAAGGCGCAAGTGGGGCGCAATATACCCCCGTAGATTTAAAGCAGTTCTACAAACCTCTTGAGGAAATACAAAGAGAGCAACCAGTGTCTTTCTTTGCAGGGCTGGAGGGTGCGTTGCGTAGCTTAATTCGTGAGGAAGTTTTAAAAGCATTGGCACAAAGGGAGAAACCATGAGGCTAGCAAGCGAGGTGGAGGATTCCTCCACGATAGATATACGGGCATACACATACCAAGAACTATCAGATGAAGCAAAGGAGTCAGTCAAACAATGGTGGTATGAGCATGGCGCTGAGCATGAGTGGTGGGACTGCGCCTACGAGGACTTTAAACGAGAAGGCTACGAGTTAGGGTTTGTAATTGATAACATTAACTTCTCAGGTTTTTACTCTCAAGGTGATGGCGCTTGTTGGTCAGGTCAGGTTGATACGGCTCAATGGCTCAAGACGCATACCGAGGACAGCATAGCTAGAGATGCGTGGTGCGCTTTGATACAAGAGGAGTTTTGCGATAAGCATATGGGCATACACTTCAGAGGGCACTACTCACATAGCGGAAGTATGACTTGTGTAGGTTGGGACTGGTGTGATGAGAGCGGTGAGGATGACTACTTGTATTTAAAACTTCCATCCATCTTTCAAGGTATGCACTACAAAGATGTACGCAACCTAATCACATCAAGCGACTACATATACAAAGACCCTAACGACATAGAGGAAGCGGCATTTGAAAGTGCTAAGGGCTACGCAGACAAACTATACAAACAACTTAGGGAGGAATACGAATATATAACAAGCGAAGCAAATTTAATAGAGATGTGCGACATCAACGACTGGAGGTTTGACGAGGAGGGCAATATGGCATGAGTTACTACACTCACGCAAAGAACGCAGTATATCTACAACAACTTAAATACAAATATCAAACAACGAAAGGAATTACCATGAGAACATACGAAGACGCATTATCACAATACAACCGCAGTAAGAAACCAACCCGTAGTAAGAAGTGGTTAGCTATGCCCGATAGCCCAAGATACCTACGCAATGTATCAGCAGACCATATGGGTATTCACAAGACAAACGATGGCGCTATCTACTACCGCTTGTATAACACCAATGTCGCAACCTTCTATCCACCCGAAGCAGACGGCGCACGCAAGGTAGTAATGAACTACTACGCTAGCCAAACCACTAACATCTTTATGTATGAGCAAGGACTTAACTACCATGACCTAACAACAACCGAGGGCAAGCAAGTCCGAGTTCCCTATGTAGCTAGCTGGGATAGAGCAAGCGGTTCACACAAACCAAGCGCAGAGTTATGGTTCAACCAAGACGGGCTACTAATTACAGAACGATCAAGCCATCGTGACATCTACACATACAAGTCAAGCGCAGAGGATAAGCAGAAGCGCAAGGACTTCAAGGCTAAGGTAGATACACTCATGACCCTCGCTTTATTCCGCTTGCCCGAATACAGAGCCAATGTAACTATCGACGAGAACCTAGGTCAGCCATTCGGCACAGCGTGGCGCAATGCACCACGAGAGATCAGTAGGTTTGAGGATGTAGTCAGGGACTTAGGCGCAGATCAGACCGAGCATCCTCAATACATCGAAGCGTTCTTAAACTTAGGTCAGGCGGTGTTCGACATCTCTGCTAGCCACAAGGTTTACAACTACATCCCCGAGGGTGAGCGTTGGCAAGGACAGTTGTTCCGCACATGGGGTAAGTCAGCAGACCAACTCAAAGCCATGCTCGATAAGCAACATGAGGTAGCAGAAGAAGTTACAGCAGAGGAGTTCAAGAAAGC